GATTTGTGATAGAATGTTTGTACTGGATTCCAAAGTTCTAATTCATAATCATCTTCTAACATTTTAAAATGCCAGAACTCACGGTCAGTGATAAGCATATCACGGAATGCTCTTTCTTCTAATTCATCTATTCTAAATCTTTCTACGTCAACATTATGTTGGTGTGTAGCCCATTCTTCATAAAGGTTTCTATAGTCTTTTCTAAAAAATGATTCAATTTCAGGTAAAGTTCTTAACTTATCTTGACTCATTTCTTGTTGAAACTCTTCAGAATTAGGATCCATTCCTGCATCTATAAGTTTACTCATCATTTTAGCTTGTGCTTGTGATAGTAAAACTTGTTCAACCATATTTTTCTTTTCTTCCAACATCTCATTATATGACATATCATCCACAGCACGGTACATAATTTTAGATGCTCTTTTACTGAACTCAGCACAAAGAACATTAATAACATTAGGGATGATTGGATAGAATTTTAATTCAAATGCTGATGCATCCTCTTTTGTAAGGATGTCAATAATTTCTGCATGCTCATTGTTTTCTTCAACAACATAGTCAGTTTTGTCTATAATACCTTTAGCAAGTTTGTAGTTTTTAAGTAGACGGATGGCATTTCTACGTAGTTGTTTCATACCCTGCCACTCAAGCCAGTCAAGGTTCCATGCTCTCCATTCCTCATCTTTTTCCTTTTCAGATAAAAACTGAATAGGCTGGGTGAGGGTACCCATCTTATTATATTCTACTTTCTTACCTGCTTTGAGATCAAGGGCATTATATATTTGCATACTCTTAAATGTTTTTTATTTAATATTTTTAAACTTTTGGAGTTTACACCCATATTTCTAAAAGCACTCCTCATACTTAATTTACTTAATTTTTGGGAGTTTACCAATTTATCTGATGTAATCTCCACTCTTTTAGCCAATCCACGGTTATTTTGCTGGATTTGGGCAAATGCTACAAGAGCACAAAATGATACAAGTCTATCCACATTGACACCAGGTTGATATTGTTTCATCTCTTCTAGTAACATTGGATCTGGAATTCTTTCCACTCCATAGTAGATTTTCTTAGTTTCCCCATTTTCATCCATATCTTTATCTATTTCTTCTGTAAGGAATTGAATACCATAGGATAACAAATGCTGCTTAAATAAAACACCAGTGTTTTTCCAACCATATGTGGCATATACATTAGCATTAGATGAAAGCTCTTTAAGGAAAGGAATCTGATCTTTAGGAACTAAATACTTTTGTTTTCTTCTAGATATCATATATTGTATAAACAAACTTACGTTATTTTCACATAATGTCCAAGCATTATACCATTCTACAATAAGTTCTAGTCTTTCATGGGTTTTTTGTAAGTCATCAAACCTACCACACCAGCTTGCTACAATAGCATCTCTTTCAAAATGTGTAGATATCTTACCTTGACCATCATCTTTTATAACTTCTGTAGCTGTTTTGTATACAAATATAGAGCACAATGAATCAGATGTTGTTGTCTTACCCTCACCTACAGGGTCAATTGAAGCATAATATGTTCCCCATGGAACATTTTTAATAGGTCTTTCATATACACATATCACTCCAGATTTATCCTCCATAGTTTTATCTACAGGAAATCTGTTGATTGGTCTTTTATTAGATGTTTTAGCTTCCACTTTACCATCTGCATCATATCTTAAATCTATATATTCTACAGGATAAACACCTTCTTCAATTCTTTTACTTTGATGTGATAGAAGATGTGGAGGAAATACAGATTCTTTTCTAGTTGCAAAAGCTTCTTCTATATTAGTGGGCTTTTGAGATATCCTAAGTTGATATTGCTCAGGACTTAAATCTTTTTTCCACTGTTTTCTTTCTTCATATATAGCTTCTAAAGCTTCCACTACAAGAGAGTTACCAAACTTATCTATATATGGAGGCATAGACCATTGTTCTGGAATAAATAAACCAGTTTCTCCAATAGTTTTATTATTGTCTATAAGATTAGTTGTAATAGCCTGCATGCCATATTTATGTGGATAAAGCACCATTTCTTTTAAAGGATGACATTGGTCCAAATCACCCACAGATCCTGCTGCAATAAAGGTTCCTGTTGTCACCATACCTGATTGCATGGCTGGTCTCATAAACTCATAAGTGTCCATCATTTTAGGGGCAATACCAGCCTCTTCATGAAAGAAATATGTTACAGGTCCACCGACACCATTTGTAGGGTCTTTCTCAAAAGATGTACCTGTTATAATACTTTTATTACCTTTGTATGTATCACGGCCCTGAATCCTCACTTTAATCCTTTGTTGCCATGAAAAAATCTTATCTGGCTCTGAAGGTCTATACCATGCAGTGTGTTCATTCAAGAAGTTACGGTATTCATTTAACATCCTCCAAGATCCTTTTTCAGAAATGTAATCTTTTAAACTGGCTCCTATTTTATTTACAGATCCCTCTTCAAACCAATATTGGTTTATAAGTTTACCCATATGAAAATAAGAAGATGCAATCTGACGTTTTTTAAGAATAGGAACATGCTTATAATTTAATTCAGCAAGCCATTCATAAAGAGCCATGTGATACTGAGCATCCCTCACTTTAGCAAAGTCAAATCTTTTTTCCTCCTTATCATAAATTGGTAAAAAATTCAACCACATGTAATAGTCTCTAGTAAGATACCATGTGTTACCATTGTTTTTATATATCACTCCATTTTTACACTTTGCTTTTTGGTCATCCCAATAATGTACAAAATCTTTACTTTTTATAGGAGCATTACAATAATATCCTTGTTGCTGAAATTTTTTAGCTTCAGCATTGAATAAAAATGATGTTTCATCAAAATTATATCCTTCATCTGGACCGGCATCTTTAAACACACTTCTTACAAAGTCACGGAAATCATTTCTTTCCATAAACTCTGTAGTGGTCCAGGTGCCATTATCATAAGTGGGGATGGTTATGTAGGCTTTATTTAGCATTTAACTTTGCTTTGATTTTTTTGATGTCCCCTTTGTATTTGACCACGAGCTTTTTGATGGACTCCACATTGGTATGGAAGATAATATCTGAGTGGTTGATATTAGTCCAGTAGTGCTGGTAAAGGTCTCGGTGAATTCCGGCCCATAATTTGATGTAAGGGTTGTAGTGAAAAACCCAGTCTTGTAAGATTTCATTTTCCATGGTTTTATTTTTATTGGTCATAAGCAAGATTTTGTCCACCCCTTACAGAACTTTGTTGTTCTTCTTGTAAGTCACGGTAGACACCTTTAAAAGATTGTCTAACAGCATCAAATTTCTCAGCTATTCTTAACAAAGCTGTAGCTGATCCATCTCTACCAAAGGTAAAAACTTCTGTAGCCATAACTTTTGCCATATTATCTAAAGCAATTTTAATACCATTATATGCTCTTGATGTTGGTGTTTCATATAGTTTACTGGTGATTTCTATTGCATATTGTATTTTATCATCTTCAGCATCAAAATCTCCACCCACTTCTCTTCTAATCATTTCTTCTTTGTCCGTTTCTGGTACATCAAAGAAAGGATTTAAGTCTGGGTTTGGACATGTAAGATAGTGAATATATGCATATATCTTTAAATATTCATCTGGATATTCATCCATTATATCTTTGTAGCACATCATTGTATAACAATGTTCTGATGCCACAATCTTTCCATTTTGTATATCAAATATTCTTACCATTAGTTTATACTTATTAATATGTCTCTATCATAAGACAGTTCAAAATCATAAAAGTGTGATGTACTGGAGTTTCTAGAAACAGAATATAATATATCCCCAGGATTAACTTGTATGCATGTTATTATTCCTGGTGATTGATCAACATCAGTTTTTACATAAACTGTGTCTCCAATATTAAATTTATTGTTTATTACCATCCCAGTGTTTGTTCGGTTTTTCATAATAGAAAGTTAAGTCTTGTTCATCATCATCATAGTAGTTAGCTACAACATCTGATTTAAATTTGCTGTTTACATTTTCAAACATAGCTGCGGTTACAATATCTCCCACCACCATCTCTTTTAAAAGATTAGTGAGCCATATATAATTACCACCTCTAATCACTCCAGCTTCCACTAAAAGATAGTTAGAATATTTTACATCTGAAAATCTAAAATGGTTTAGCATAACTAATTTAGCTTTTTCTATATAAGGAGCTACGTCTTCATCTGGATAGGGTGTATCAATAGGTAGGATGTCTGCCATTTCTCCTGCATAACTTAGTTCATGTGCAATGTGCATAGCAACGGTGGCTGAATAGTCAGGAGACACCATTAAAACTAATGTATTGCTAGCATTCAAATGAGGAAAGCGGGCAGACAATCCTAATGTTACATGAATAATTGCTGACATTTCAGCTGTCCTATTCACCATTAAATCCATTCTCATATATTAAAAAAATTATCTAATGCTTTAGACTCATGTTCTAAACCAACAGTAGATTCACCTTGTTTAAAAGAAACTCCCGAGATAAACACGGTAGTTGTACCATCACTTACAGATTTGTTTAAATACTTGTTCTTCATATCCTGAGGAACACCTTCAGAAGGTATATACCATGTATTTCCTTCTTTTTTAATTGGACTCACTTTTAATACTTCCATATTATAGGTTTTAATTGTTTACATTGGTTTTTGGATTTCTTAGTAAATCCCTCTCAGCACTCTTAGCTATTTTTCTAAGTGTTGACTGCACAGCTAATTCATGGGTGTGTATCCAACTTACATTATCAAATGCTTTGTGTTGTTCAGTTAAATAATATTTATGTGCACTCTCTTCTAAATTAAGAGTGCCATTTTCATATTCATCAAGAAGCTCTGCTAATGTAGGTATCATTCTATCCTTTTGCTTTTATTTTGTCTCTGTTTTCTTTCAACCACTTGATCAATGCAATCACCTCTTGTTTTAAATAAGGCACTTCATATTGCACCACCTCTTCTACAATAGGATCACCATGTGAATTTAATTCTGCAATTGGATTACCAAATTTATCTTTTCCTGATTCTTTAAATATGATGTGATGTAACACCATTTTACCAGGAGAATACAAATGATTATGTTTAAGAATAATGTACATATACATGCTTAATTGCAGTGCATAGTGTATAAAATTACAATCATCTAAATGACTTACAGGACTGCTCATCTTTTGCACCTTACCATCCCAGCTAGTGAATCCTTCTGTTTTAATTTCTTTATTAGTTTTGTAGTCGGTGATATTTACCTTACCTCTAACCACTTCCACTAAATCTGACTGACCACAAAGTCCAGCTGATTTCAAATAAACCATATGTTCTGGATAGATGCCCTCAGTGAGCTTTTGATCTGGTGCTTGTTTAGATCCATCTGTATTTATTAATGGAGTGAACACCGGTATAGCAACACCTTCTCTATCTAATGTTTCTAATTGGCATATATCTTCTTCACGTTGATTGTGATACCAAGTTCCTAATGTTGTTGCTCTATTAGCTTCATTTTTCCATGCCTCTTTGATTTCATCAGGAGTCATTCCAAACCATTTAGATTTTTTAGACTTTGACACTTTAGAAGCTACAGAGTCTGCATCAAATGGTTGTTTAAAATTGCCTATAAAGCTTGTGACACTCAACCATTTTATATCTGATTCAGGATCAAGGGAAACATATTCATGTTTCTCTGGTTTAAATACTATTGCCATAACTATTGGTTTTTGCTGTTAAAATCATCTTCTTCCTTTTCTGTAAGCATCTTGTTCCATTTAGGAACAGGTAGAGGACATTCTGAACTTAAACTTCTTGTTTTTAGTTTTAAGCTACATCCACATCCCCCTAACTTTTTATTACAACAAGGCTGGGTACCAGGCATTTCACAACCTGCTCCAGTTACATCATAAAATGTACATCTTTTACAAATCTCCATTCTATCATTTGCTATTATTTCTACATGCTCTGTTTTGAACATGTTATTTTTTATTCCTTCCAAGATCTGGGATCGGGAGTTCCATATCTTTTTTATTGAACTTGGTTTCATGTATAAATCTTTTGTGTGTTTTTATAAATTCTTTTCTTTGTTGTTCCTCAGCCATCATTCCTTTTAACATCTCCATCTTCTTAATATACTCATCTAGATGCTCTTGCTCAGGATATTTTATCTTAGTCTTTTGCAACATATCTATTGTATTGTCCAGCTTCCAATGTTTGATGGTAAAATCCCCAAGATTGGTTACATGCACACGGTCTTGCTTTAAATCAGAAAGAGATTCTCTCACCTCTCTCCAATATTCCTGTGCAATAGTGGTTACAACAGACACAGGGAGGTTAAGCTCCATGGCTGTGCTAACTAATAGCTCCTTAGATTTAATTGGCCTCAACACTTAATATCTTATAATTTAAAAGTATATTACCTGTAGACAATACAGGAATATTGTTAAGAGATATTTTCTTTTTATTGATGCCGTCTTTTGTCACTAGGTTCATTTTCTCTAGTTTAGCCAAAGCATTTCTTACAGACTGTGGGCTTTTATATATGTTCTTTTCAAAAGCTTTTACACAGAATGTAGAGATCTCAGACTCCTGCTCTATTCCTAATAATGTAAGACATTCAATTTCTGCCGGAGATAATTGTACATCATTTAAAAAACAATGTGTTAGGATTTGAAACTTAACACAGTTCCAATTACTCACTAATGCTTTTTTTTCTATTTGATTTACTTTTGCCATTTGTTTTTGGTTTTATTACACTCATTGATTCTAGGAGTGTTACTAGTTGATGGTTCTCAATCCACCAAACTTTATCCATTTTTTTAAAACTCTCTGATACATAATAAGGAGTGATGCCTTCTGTAGGAATTCTCATATGTCCTTTTACATACATCTCGTGGAGTTCTGTTAATGTAAATATCTTTCTGTAAGTTAAGGAATGCATCCAGCATCCCATTCTATATAATATAGAAGCTATGCGGCCTTGCTCATTAAAATACAAGGCCCATATACATAGTCTATCTCCAATTATTCTTAATAGAGAATACATCTTATTTTTTTAGTTTTCT